ATTTTAGTAAGTAAATATAATTTGAAACAAATTAAAGAACTATATAAAAAGCATAATAAAAAGTTTCCCAATATACAAAAATTATTTGATAGAAAAACAAAAACAATTAAAAAAAAAGGGAAACGCTCCTCAACAAGGAAAAGAACATCTAAAAATATTTAGATTAAGTCGGCGTTTGAAATGTTCAAGGGTGTAAAATGTCCATTTTTGATTTGCTGAAAATACTTTGCCCAAAACATTTTTTATGATTTTTTGGCGTTTTTTCATTAGCATTGATTAGCATTTATTATTTGTGTCACAAATATGAAAATAATAATTAACAAATGAACGCATATATGGTTTCAATTATTATACATACATAACTCGGCGTTTTTTGGCGTTTTTTCATTAGCATTGATTAGCATTTATTATTTGCGTCACAAATATGAAAATAATAAATAACAAACGAACGCATATATGGTTTCATTTATTATACACATATAATTCGGCGTTTTCGGCGTTTTTTCATTAGCATTTTTTTATGAGAAAACTATAATACATTTTGCATAATCATAATTCGTTATTACTACACGAATGAGAAAGCATATTACCCGCATTATGAATCATATTCAACTGAAGCCAAAATCCTGTGTTGAAAAGAATCACTGCAAATGCGTGTATTTTCTGGTCAAAAATCGTTTCGGCAAATAGTCCTTCAATAGCGCCTCCCAATGCTATTAGGATTGGTGGAGCTAAGGACTTAAATATACTCAATGGACCCGGATATACGAAGGTACCTAAGTGTGAAAATGCGTAAAGATTCAACGATGCCGACATCATAAATGGTATTAGAGTGGTCCAAGCTAATGGAAATGTAGAGCCACCAGTCGTATTGCCCCATTGAAAATAAAACGTAGCCTTATATTCTTGAGTGCCTAGATACCCAATAAAGAAGCCCAAAACGGATAACACTTTCAAGTAACCCGAAAAGTAATTAGGTCCCAATACGGCATAGGAGAAAGCTTGTAATCCAATATACTGCATATTGAAAATGAAAAAGTAAGCAACAATTCTTAGCCACTGGTTGTTTTTATCTGAAACAACCACATTCGTATTCTCTAGTTCTCCTCGTAATGGACTATCAAACGGGGCAACTTGCCAACCTTCGTATGTATGCATCATGATCCCTGGAAGACCGCCAAAAAAGGCGACTATTGGAGATAGAAGAAATAAAAGTGTTCTTTGTTGGTCATTATCAAAATAAACAGTCCATTTATTGCTATTATTGAGTATCGATTGAGCCATTAGAAACGCTGGAATAATTGGAGCCCAATGGACGAACTCAATTAGATTCAACATAAAAGTATTGGCTGTATGTGCCATGTCAATGTCATAAAGGGATTGTTTTGGTTCTGCCTTGTTCCATCCCCATGCTGGAATGGAAGGAAACCCTTTAGAAAACCATTTATTTTCAATAGAAACTGATGAATCAGTTATGTTGTGAATGTTATTATTATCTACCATTTGATAATCATAACACGATTCTTTTAAATATATTTGATGATGTTCATATCCTCTAAACTATTCACTATGAGATTATCTAGTGCTAAAATTGTATAGTTCCAAAAACGTCTTCCTGTTTTTTTTGGTTTTAGATTTCTTTTCTGTAATACTGGTCATAGGAACCCATTTATACACTTTATTTTTATCAGGTTTAGATACCCAAAACTTACCATTATTGCCTTTTTTTTTCATGCCCTTACATTCATTGGCGGGATAAGGAGGAGACAAACGCTTATTGTATTTCTTTGTTGTTTGTTTTACACATTTTTTTCGACTACCACCCGTTACCGTTCTCTTGAGATTGTTTTCATCTTTTTTGGAAAGTTTGATCATATTCTTTTTCTCATAGTCCGCACGAAACGCCTGTTCCATTTCCTTCATTTCTAGTTTCTTTTGTGCTTCTTGTATTTGACGTTCGTACTTTATGGAAGCTTCAAGTATATTTAGTTCTTTTTGTGTTGGATCTTCATCCAGAAATCTCTTATACTTCTTCTTATTCTCATTGCTCGACATTTTGTTATACTATATTGTAATATTATTTTTTTCCATATTGGTGACATGTTTTGGGTCATTTCTTACATACTCATCAAACTAGTGACAAACTTCGGGAATCTCATTGGGTATATAATCACCTTCTTGTAAAGGGTATATATCATGACAATATTTGTCTATTAAAAAAGATATGTATCGTGTTTTATTAGAGAATACACCTTTTTTGAAGGTATGTTGTTTATAATCATTCTTATATGTTGTATTCATTTCTTTTTTAGTATTTTCCCATTGGTCGCGTAATTGATTTAATTTGTTACATTTATTATAAATATTTTTATTGCTATCATTTTTTAATGGAGTATAATATTTATATATATTCGGATAGTGTTGTTCAATAGCTTTAAGTATATCATACAAACGCGGTGTTTCTGTAGGAGTTATAACTTGGTCTGTGTTTATTTTATATATATCATTGTCAATAAGAAATTGTTTGAGTTCTTTATAATCAAATTTAATATCTCCTCCGGGTAAGGGTAACTTACTTTTATCCCAATCATATGTTCTAAATATTAATTCTAAGACTAAATAATCTATGTATTTTTTGTGTTCTTTTGTTGTATATTCGATAAATATATTCTGGATATCATTTTGTTGTTGGTCAGTAAGACTACAATGAACCTTTTCTATATTTGATGTATTTTGTTGGTTACTGATAAAATTATATCCTCCTTTTTTTTTGCGGGTTTTGGTTGTTTTCTTATTTGTTTTTGTTTTCTTTTCTTTAATACTGTTCATAGGAGTCCATTTATAAACTTTGTTTTTATCAGGGGTAGATACCCAAAACTTACCATTATTGCCTTTTTTTTTCATGCCCTTACATTCATTGGCGGGATAAGGAGGAGACAAACGCTTATTGTATTTCTTTGTTGTTTGTTTTGTACATTTATTCCGAGTACCACCCTTGAGATTGTTTTCATCTTTTTTGGAAAGTTTGATCTTACTGTCATTCTCAAACGCCTTATCCATTTCATTCCTTTCATTCATTTCATTCCTTTTGGCATTATTTATGAAATCTTCATTTGCGATTGCGTATGTTAATATGGTTTTCGCTTTTTTATTAACGTCGAGTGGAGGGTCCTTCTCAAACGCCTCATTCATTTTATCCATTTGTTGTCTATATTATATAATTATAGAATAAAATATATAATATTATGATAATATATTATGTCGTGTTTTGGACCTAAGTATAACCCCAATCCTACTAAACAATGGTATCGTTTTGACAATGATCTCAATAATTTAGTCAATGGAAGTGATTACGCAATAGCGTCACTCCGAAAAGGAAACATTCTACAATATAAAAAAAATAGTTCTAATTTGACAAGAAATCAAATATATTCTAAAATAGCCACAGGTAAATGGAATGGTAAAAAGGCATATGCTTCACAATCAGAAAGTTCCACTAACTTCAATGTTAATAGTTTACGTTTGACCAATTATGGTTCTCTTGTTACTACCAATGTTCCTCGATCTACACCTGTCGCATGTAATCCATTCACACCATTCTATAATAGTTTGGTTCCACCTAATTATACAGGGGGAAACGTGCCTAAAAAAATCCCGGTGATTCCTCCTCAACCTGTTCAACCTCAACCTCCGCTGACAAATCCATTCTTTCCGCCTGTAATCACTATACCGACACCCACAGAAACCACCATACCTGATGGTGGAACGCTGGTTTGTTCAGTGACCGAGGACTTCTGTACAGGTGACGTTATTAGTACTCGCAAAAATCGTATTTGTTATCCATCTACGGATTCTGATATTCCTGGTCCTCTGATTGGACTTTGTTATGATAAATCGCTACCTACTAGCTACCCAAAACAACGACGCACTTATTTAGCCGGGTCTGAGAAGTGGCCTACCAATGCGAAGTTTGTTGCGAGTGCTAATGGTGTAACCCCTGTCAATCCTTAGAATAATTTATTTACGCAGATTCGGATTAATACACACATCTCGGGTTGGGAAAATATCCCCGGACATACATGTATCATTCGCATTGACACTAATACAACTACGATCTCCATTATCCTCACCTATATAACACCATCCCCCCTTGATACTTGTCTTACTTGCCTGAATCGCACTTTCAGAATCATCGGACATGGGATCGGTAGGACACCCTTTTTTACATTGAGGACTTTCATAATATTCAGCATCACCTTGATGACTACTTGAATGTGATGCACTATCGTATATATTACTGGAGGGAGAAGATACTTTTTTCCCTACATTTTGTAAAGCCCCACCTGATGTATCCGTTATTTGTTTTACAACCTCTCCACCTGTATTTGCTACACCTGCAGTAACAGAACCTAGGTCTTTAGTTATCTCTCCAGCTACATAACTGGATGTTCCGAATATATTTTTCAGTGTGGGGCTTAAAAAATCTTTGAGACTATCTGTTCCTTTTGCTAAATAAACAAAAATATTTACACCGATCAATGCGAGTAGCAAAATGACGACGACAATCCATAACCATGAAATATTTGAATACCAGCTAGCTGGACTTGACGGTGTTTCCAATGTAGAGCCTGAATAAAGATTTCCTAACGAAGATGGAATACTTGCGGTTTCTTTGTATGCAGAGGATAATAAGTTTTCTGGAGTATAAGAGTTACTGTTTGTGTTCATCTATAATAAAAAGAAATATATTATTTTTCTTATTATAACCTTAATTATTTTGACTACTTATTTGAATGTTAGTAAATACATAAATTTATTCATATCTGCCAATATTTCATCACGGATATTGTACAAATCACTATTTGACATGGTGTGTAATGATTTATTATTGTCCATATTTACCAGATAGGTTTTGAAACTCATACATTCACTCTTGAGTTCATCTATAGAATTAAAATCTTTCAGCTTGATGTTTTTTACATGTTTCAAATGAATACGGTCACCATGTTTTCCCAATAGAACTTCCATAAAGGTATCTATATGATCGTTCAACTTGGCATACAAATCATCGGTTGCTTCGTGAGTAGCAAAACTATGAGTTTTCCAATGATATAACTTTATAGTATTTAACATTTCTAAAAACTTAATGGTCACTTGCTGTTGAAAATGTTTCAATGACTTGTGATTTTTACGAGTTTTATTTACATTTTTTTTTTCTTTTTTACGAATACGAGTTGAGGGCATGGTAGTTTATATGTTATATTATAGATATAGATTATATTATTTTTACACTCTAGGTATATATTTTCCTCCGAAATCATTGAATATCTCTATTTTTTTTATTGTCTTCTCTTCTTCTGTTCTCGGTGTCGAGTCCACTAAAGACAAATCAATATGTTCATTTGACTTGATCTGTTTATAAATATTTTCTATTTTTTTTGTAATATTTGCGATCATTTTTTTATCGGGGTCGCTGACTATATTTTGCTCTAAATCGACATGGTCGCAAAACATCGAACACAGTAAATACATGATATATCGTCTTCTCTTGTTACACGCACTTGTATATCGCAAGGTAAAAATATGTAATAAACTATCAACGATTCGTTCCATCATTTTAGAACGTGTTTTTGCTTCACCTTTAAAGACATCCCATATCAACCAAACCAAATTACATTGGTCTTTTTCACTTACTGGAATCGTATTACGAGCGACTATCAAACAATCCTCTTTCTTTTTATGACAAATGTTGGAATATTCTATAATCCATTCTACCCAATAACAAGCTTTCAAGGTGTTTCCTCCTTCTTTCGATAAATGGTATGATAATTCATTGATAGATATGATAATTCCTTTGGGGTCGCCTTCCTGTATCCATTTGCGTCCATATTCGATGGAAGGAGCCTTTAATAAGTTTTTTGAGTTAGTCAAATCATATGCGTCTTTGGTAATTTGAATTGAATCATAACTATGTTTTTTTGACGAAACACACAAAATACAAATTAATTCGGCAAATAAATCTCGGATATTTTCATTGTTTCGCATCAATAATTCATTGTTTGTATATCCTGTATGAACGATTTCCTTGAATTGTCGTATTTTTAATTCTATATAAATAGCTAGTTTAGGGTTACCTATGTGAATATTTTTACTATAAAACAATATGATATTTTCCCATAGATCAGTGAAATGACCGGAACATATCAGTTCAGCCGACCAATAACACGCCGGTTCTATTTTAGATAGAGATAAACTCTTTAGCAGTTCACGTTTCACATCACATTTTTTATATCCTGAAAAGCTGGAACTTCGAAAATCTTGCTCCACTCGCGTATCTTTTATTTCCACATTCATAAATTATATTATAATAAAAAAAATAACATTAATACATATAGACAATCATTATATTATGACTAAATCTTCTTCGATTATTCAACACTCCTTAAATATGATTACATATAACTTAAAAAAGCCTTCGATATGGTGTAAATTATTGTTTATAATCATCCTTATTCTTCTTATTGCTTCCTTTTTTAAAAAGAATCCAGAGTTAGAAGGGTTCATTGATTCCGAGACATTTGAATACAAAACAGGAGATGAAATCTATGACAATTTTTATGCCAATATTTATGACTTTCTGGTGTTCAATCAAGCAAAAAACGACTATGAAATTGGTAGGATAGTAAACTCAGTGGAACCTGATGAAGCTAGTCGTATCCTAGATATTGGTTCGGGTACTGGACACCACGTGGATATGCTACATCAAATGGGATACAATGCGGTAGGTTTAGATAACTCGCCGTCTATGATTGAACAAGCTAATAAATCCTATCCTGATCATGAATACATTCTTGGAGACGCAATGAATACTCTCGCATTCCAACCACATAGTTTTACCCAGATATTATGTTTGTATTTTACCTTGTATTATATGAAGGATAAACAACAATTCTTTGGAAATTGTTTTAATTGGCTCTTACCTGGCGGGTCTCTTGTTATTCATGTAGTTGACCCTTCTATGTTTGACCCCATAATTCCTCCAGCAAATCCGTTAGTGATGTTAACTCCTCAACGCTATGCGGATGAACGTATCACCCACAGCAAAGTTACGTTTGACGATTTTAAATACATTAGTAATTTTGAGATGGACGGGAAAAACGCAAAGTTTGTCGAAAGGTTTAAAAATAAAGATACTGACCATACATTCCGTAAAAATGAACATATTTTATATATGGATTCTGAAGATGATATATTAACAATGGCAAAGAATGTGGGTTTCATCGTTCAAGGCAAAATTGATATGATTAAATCGGGATATGAATATAATTACTTGTATATATTAGAAAAACCTCAATAAATAATTTTTATTTTTAATTTTTTGTAGTAAAAAAATAAAATTAGCTCTATATAATATAGAATCGGTATTATGAGTAGTCGTGCTACTAATAAGACCCCAAAAAATCCTGGTATTAAATCAGGCAGTCACTACGTAAAGGTTCAAGGTGGACCAGGTGGTGAAGCTATAAAAAATCCACGGTGGACGTCTAAGTCAAAACCTATAGTGAAAAAAGGACCCTCCGCCAAAAGGGGAGGCAGTAAGAAGAAAACAAAGAAATTAAGGAAAACAATGCGTAAAAGAAAGGGAACAAAATCAAAAAAAACAAAGAGACATCATAAACGCAGGTAATTATACATTACAAAATATAATTCATCATTCATAACATATTATCATATCTCCAGTAGACGAGAAGATATGATATCAAAAGAATCCAACGAACCGATATACGATATCGAATTATATAGACGGTGGTAACTTAAGGGTTATACATGTCACCTTGTCCCGAGAAGTACCATTTCATAGATAAATAATTGCTGTTGGTATCAGATACGGCTGAAGAACCTGCGAGTGTGGTATCTGGACCATTTTGTACTAAATTGTATATTTCTCTAGCATTGGTCGCATAATCAAAATACCACAGATTAGAGATATAACCGACAAAGCCTCCATTGGAGGCAATGAAGACATCGCCATAGTTCTGTTTAGGAACACCTCTTAATACTAAACTTTTAGTAACAACTCCATTGATATATATGTCCAACGTTTGGTTTGTAACACGGATAATCACATTGAACCATTTGTTCAACGGAATATCTTCTACAATAATTTCTTCTTGCGAATTGTCGTAAGTACTCATGACAACCGCAAGATTATTGGTATCTGGTGTCAAATATAGTCCCGGTCCATTATTAGGAGCATTCAACCCCGAAGCATTCATTGTATAGTTCCCTTTGTGAAATACGTGACGATATGTACTATTAGGTGCGACATCATTAACAAATAACCATGTTGACCATGTAAACTCTAAACCATCCTGCTGATTGTTTGATTTTGTAATGGGAATCGCATTTGCGTTATTCGGGTCTTGAGAAATGACCATACTGTGAGTGGCATTAATCATACCATCAAGTAAATGAGGAGAGGAACCTGTTTGATAATACCAAGAAATTATATTGGTAATGATTTGACTTAATATAATGAATATAAACACAATCAATAAAATAAAGGACACTCGGGCAATGATACTATTCGAGTTCATAAAGTCAGTAATACCGCTACCGCGAGCCTTACCTGCTAATGAACTAGTTGTTTTTTCGATTGAACTGTCTATTGTATTCATTTTATTTGTATATAATATATAAACAAATAAAAATATAGGTTTTCAAAGTAAACATTAAATAGTATATGCACTTTCTACGACACCATTATTCGAAATAGAAATATTAACTTTCGTATTCAATAGACTTGTAATATAGGAGCTACCACCATAACCACTAGTATAAACATCCCATACTTCTTTGGAAGTTAATGCGTAATCATAATATTGGAACTTACTGGTATATCCTGAAAATCCTCCGGCGGGAGTAATATACGCATCTGTCGTATTATCAATGTGAACTGAACCAGGAAGAAGACAAGTATTCACTAGTTTTCCATCGAGGTAAATATCAACAGTTCTCCCACTTACAACGGTAGTTACATTCACCCATTTCTGAATAGGAATATTGGATACAGAACAATGGTGAATCTTGACACTGGATGTGATACTATCATTATAAGTCATTTGAACATATAAATCATTGTCATATTCTCCTAAATGTACAGATGGACAAGGATCGATAGGGTCATTGTTAGTATCTAGTTTGCCTCGTAAGAATACTATTTTTTTTTCTCCATTTCTATATGTCCAGTCATCAATATACATCCATATAGAATAACTATTAGTGGTAGACGTTTTTGTAGTGACGAGGTCTTTTGCTAAGATAGTGAACTCATTTTTAGCATCCATAATATTTGTTAATGTACGACTGGATTGAATGTATTGATAAATGAAATAAATAATTAAAATGATTACAATAAGTAATATAATGGTAAAAGTCTTCATATAATTATTATTTTATATATTATCTGTATAAAATAATAATTTACCGCATAATTATTTTTATGAAGATGAATTAAAATGTCAGGGTGCCATTACTAACACCATTTTCTGAGAAAGATACGCTAACTTTTGTATTTACTAACCCAGGAGTGCTTCCGTATCCTTCACTAAAAATATTCCATGCTTGTTGAGGGTTCACGCTATTGGGTAGATATAGCATTCGTGTGGTGTATCCAGAAAATCCACCAAAAGGGGTGATTGATAATCCTGCTTGTTTATTGACCGCAGAGATACCGGGCATAACAAATGTATTTACCATTTTACCATCTAGATATACATCCATACTGCGTCCATATACAGATACGATAACGTTTATCCATTTTTGTAATGGTATATTAGAGATAACATTTTCTGATTGTCCTAAATTATTCATATTAATTCCCAATGTTTGTAATAATTTCTGGTCACTTTCATCAATGGGATTACAACCAACCCCGCACATAACAGGGGTGATAGGCGAGTTAGATGTAGTATTTGCGCCAGTAGCGCTAGATGGAGGTGGTCCATCTGGTAAATAATAACTACTTCGAATAATCATCTGATTTTCAATACTCCCTAAAGTTAAAGAAGGAGAGGGTAAAAGAATAGTATTATTAATCGGAAATCCTCTAGCAGCAATTATTTTTTCTTCTCCGTACCGATATGTCCAATCATTTACATACATCCATAAAGACATAGAATAATTGACAGGGTTTGATATGGATGTGTTATCATTCAATGAGGCCGCGTCAATTGTAGTGGTGTTGGTGGCCTTGTTATAACCCGCAAGATATTTTGTTTTAAAAATATAGCTGATAATATAGTTAATAAGTAATATAATTGCGATAATTGCTATAATAGTCTCAACACCCATAATATTTATATATTACCTATATAAAATATTATGATTGATATCCAAAGTATATGACATATTATATTTATATTTATCAAATTACTCATTCTAATCCTCCTGTTGTATTGCCATTATTGGTAAAGAACCATTTCAACGATAAATAATCTGTATCAAACGTATTGTCGGGAGTAGCTAATATTTCACCATCAGCAACTGTAATATCGGTCGGTTCGTCTGTAAAGCTCAGTGGTAAATTAATATTAATATTGGAAGAGGCGTTCACATCGTTAGTGATGGTTGATTGTTGTGTTCTTTTTTCAACTGGAATAATTGTATAATTCATATATGGAATTACTGGAGGGTTGGCTAGTTTGTTGCTATTATAAATATCATATATTTGTGTGTTGGTTAATATTTTATTAAAAAAGTTCACATTACAAATACCTCCGTCAATCCCATTTACTCCGCTTCCACTGGTGATATTTTCATAAGACATTTGTGGAACAATACTATTAGCACTGTTAACCAATACTCCATTATAAAAGATATCTAATGTTCCATTGTTATAATTCAATATGATATTATTCCATTTTTGTTGTGTAATATTTTCCAACCCATAAAGATAAATGAAGTCAGTACTATTCTTATTGTTCAATACGTTAAACTTCAAGGTATTCAGTTTAGAATTATAATCTAGTTTGATAATATCAAAAACATTCAGCACAGTTGTATCATTTATATTGTTAGGGGCATTTTGATTGGAAACTCCATCAAAAAGTAACCAAAATGACAAGGCGAACTGGTAATTATAAGGGAAAGGTTTTGATGAAGTAGAAGGAACACTGGGTATGACATCTGGAATATTATTTAATTCCTTGTATCCACCCAACGTATTTTCCACATTAAGTGCAATTGGTTTGTTTACGATGAGGGTTCCACTACTTTGTGCTTTTTTCTTATTTGTATAAGGTAATACGATATATTTCAATAAATATAAACAGATTGTAGTTAACAAAATGATATAATAACTCCTGTTAGTATTATAAAGATTTGTTCCTACACCTTTTGCTGCTTTTAATCCTTGAGGTCCATATTTGGAACCATATTTGAATATAGGTGCCATAAGATAATGATAAATAGGTCCCAAAATATATTGAACGATTAGGTCAACAAGATTGACAACCAAACATGGAATATAAAATACCGAATCTAAAATGAGTCTCAGAAGTGGAGATTTATTGTAATACGTAGTACTGGATAATAGTTTAAAAAATATTCCAAATGCTGCTAAAACAACACAAATATTCAAAACTAGTCTCCATGTAGAACTTGAACTACCACCCATTATTGTACTATTGATGATCCATACTATTAAAAGGCCTACAGTAGTCAATCCGGTAACAAGAAACAACGCATTTAGAAAATATTTTGAAAAGGTGGATTGTTGAGATTCTTCTGCGTTCAACTGGTTTGTATTAGGAACACCTAAACCCATAATTGTAAATATTAACCAGACAACGACTAGAAGGGATGACAATACTGCTATACTAGTAAAGTCACTAGTGTTTGTAGGGATTGTGCTTAAATAGTATGTAACTGCGATAATAAAACCAATAAAAAGAACCACATTTATTATTGAAAATAATGTAAATCCGCGAAATATCCCTGTATTTTCTATTCCATTTTCACTTGTGGTTGGAAAGTTTACAAATGTGAGTAAAAAAATGAACCCGAATAAGATAAGTAGCCAGGTAAACAACATATACGGTCCTGAATATTGTTCTACATAATTTCCTGGATTACTGAAGTAAAATATAGCTACAAACAAAAGGAGACAGAAAAAAATGATACTATATTTCATAAGATTCATATTAAATGATAAATGTATTCCAGTATTAATAGTTTTTAGTGATGAATAAAATAAAAATATTCCTATAGGAACTAGTGCAAGTAGAATACCTATCGCATAATGGTCGATTGCTTTTTTATTTCCTAATGTAAATATGAGTATAAGGATAATTATGTATAAAAACAATACAAATGTCTCTTTCATATTTATAAAAAAGCTTGACCGCAATAAAGGATATGATTCTTTTTTATCAGAAGATAAAGTAGAGTTCATGTTATTTTTTGATTCTTTATTTATATTATATCATAATAAATAAAAAATTATATAAAATATGTATACATTGAAAATTACATATTTTCCATAGCAGTTTTACAACCATGACACTCACGACATAATGCCACCAGATTTTCAACATTATTCCCACCTCCATGTTCTAATCGTACACAATGGTCAACTTCAAACCATGCGTTCAACTTCTCTTTACATTCCCCACATTTCCATCCCTGTTGCGATGCGACATATTTCTTTTTTGTTTCACTTACTGAACGTTTAGTGCCTTTTTTACCGTTCGAAACCCCTCCCGATTGTAGGATTTTTCTCTCGTATTGGTTGTTGATTTGTGTATTTTCTTGATTAAACTCTTGCATAAAGTTTGTCTGTGATTCGTTATTATTATTATTTGTAAAGTCTAAAATAGGCGATATCATGTCTATAGATGTTTTATCAATTGGCATATACTTAATTATATTATTTGCGTTGAGTAGCATACTTTTACATTGTTTTGGATTGCGTTTTGCCATCAAATATAACGATAGTCCAATAAATGAAAAAAATACGATTTGTAAGTATTTTTTATTTTTATAAAAAAGTTTGCTATATTTTCCATCGTGATAAGTATTGAATATAAAAAATCCGGTCACTCCAAATATAAGAATTTCTAATTTCATATAATATAGTATTTATATAAAATTAGATAATAATGTTTGTTAGTAATTTATTTAGTTCTTTTTTTTAAGTGTAATCGTATGTCTATGTCTATGTCTATTATGTCTTTGCTTTATTGTAGAGTTAGAAGTGTGTTTCTTATGTGTATACGTTGTATTGAGGGTATTAACAATGGTTTTAGAGAGTGGTAATGAAGACTTGTTAGCATGATCATATAGAACATCATTTTTGTTATAGGAATATTCCTTATATATATTTGTAATATCTGTTAAATGATTGATAATAACATTATGATTTATTTTAGTAGTAGGATAATAAAGGATATCCATATATAGTTGACGAACTGCGTTGATTATTTTTAAATCATACGATTCAACTGGTACTTTGTTGTAATAAGACAAAACAAGATAGGAATAACAACTAATAAATCCCCAAACATCAAGGTTATAAATCATGACCTCCGTAAAATATTTATTAGCATCGAATCTTTGATTGTATGTAAACTGTTTCAATATTTGATAATTATAATGAAGGAGAAAAGGTACAATATACTGATATTTATGTTTTTTCATTTTGTCAGGAATAGTAGATAATACTTTCTCATAGTATGAAGTGTCTTTGAATAATATTTTAAATATCATATTTAATAGCTTCAACCCACTTTCTTCTTTGTTTATCCGAGCAAAGATAATCTCATATATTTGAATGGCTGTGGTATTATTAGAGTCAAGTAGTGAATTATATTTCTTAACGAAATCGTCGCGCATGAGTAAAACTGAAAAAATAATATTGAAGTTAAAAGAACTGGTATATTTATTATAATGACTTGTATTACTTTTAGTAAACGCCATACCCCAATCAATCATACGAACGATAGGGTCTTTTTGCGATTCTGATAATATTAAAATATTAGAGGCTTTTAAATCGCCATGACATACATGTTTATTATTCATAGGAATGATTCCATACTGATATAATTGAATTAAATGAATATTCAATAAATAAATGTCACTAAATAATGCTCCATGTTCTAATATGCTATCTAGACTAGTTCCGCCATAAGGCATATTCAGCGCATATAATTTGTCTAGATGTTGATTAATATTATTTCGGTTAATTTTATTTTTTACAAGAGGTTTACATTTTTTGTCAAACAATACCAGGTCATCTTTTGATAAATGTGAGGGAGTACATAAATAAATATTATTAATTAAGAAATATTTTTGATAATTATGTATATTCTCTAGTATACGATGAATTTTATTAATTTTATCATATTCTTCTTCAGCATATTCTTTTAACATAAGTTTCGTGACATATTTTTTGTTAACCTTGTTGCTATTATTACATGGTATGGAAGGATACAATACACATCCAAAACCACCTGCATCAATTACTTTACCTCCAATGAGCATAGATTGATTATTTTGAGTAGTCATATTTTTTACTATATATACTTGTTATATTTTATTTGTTATACAAAATGTATATGATAATTATCAAAAATAATAAAATAGCCACGTAAATTAACCTGCTAATCGTTTTGTAATATTCCCTCATTTTTATGTTAGTAGGTTTATATTCATCGTAATACGTTTTATAAAAAGAGCTAAGAGAAATACATGGTTTTTCAAGTTTTTCATTTATTTTATTATGAATGAAATGAGTCCATCTAATAAATGCATCTTTGGAGTCTAAATAAGGAGTTACTGGATACAAGTTTAAAAAACTTTCAAACGTTTTCGAGGCAGATTGTGTGGGTATAAATAACGGCATATTTTGTATGAGGTCATAATATTTTTTTTTCGTGACTGAGTTAGGTGTTGTCGGGTATGTGAACGCAATTGTGTGGATGAAGAACCAGTAATGTGGTCCCCATATGGTAGGGTCTAATTTCATTCTTACTAATTATAGTAATTAAACATTAAAAGATACTTGTTTAAACATAATTATTTATTATATACAATTATGAATAAAATAAAACAATGTATGAATAAGAGCAGACAAGATATGAATAAAAATAAGTCGGAACAAAATATATGTACCAACTGTGAGAAGTTGGGGCATTTATTTCATCAGTGTAAGTTGCCTATAATCAGCTATGGTATTATAGCCATACACGAAAATAAAAAAGAGAATAAGTATGAATATTTGATGATAAGAAGAAAAGATTCATTCGGATATATTGATTTTATTCGTGGCAAATATTCGTTATATAATATTGACCGAATTAAACAGTGTATTGATGGAATGTCTCTAGATGAAAAGCAACGCTTGAGAACTCATAGTTTTGAAGAGTGTTGGAAAATGTTATGGGGAAGGGAATATACCAATCAATACAAGAATGAAGAAATGGTTTCACAAAAAAAGTTTCATATTATAAAAAGTGGTATGAATATTGGTACAAATCACTACACATTAGATACTTTATTAGACGATAGTAATACACAGTGGACAGAACAGGAATGGGAGTTTCCAAAGGGCAGACGTAATTTACGCGAAAAGGAGCTGGTATGTGCCATGCGCGAGTTTTCTGAAGAGACTGGGATACCTAGTTCTCGATTAAATATTATAAATAATCTGGTTCCATTTGAAGAATTATTTATTGGTTCGAATCATAGAGCATATAAACACAAATATTATTTAGGTTTTATTGAAACCACTGAAAAAGAAAATAATTTATTGGATAATTACCAGGAATCAGAAGTTAGTAAATTAGAATGGAAAAATATTCATAATTGTCTAGAGTCAATTCGAGATGATAATTTAGAAAAAAA